GGCGGGGCGTCGATCTCTAGCCAGCCTGCGTCACGCAGGTAACGTAAAGCCTGGGTACAGTTGTGCACTAAAATTCCATTTGCGTAGTAACAATGCTCATTTGCTACCGTTAGATCGTACACTTGCCGCATGGTATGGGTGTTCGTGACTGCTCTTACCAAGGCGGAACTTTGACTCGGCTGTTTGACAGCTTGAGCCACAAAGAACCTTCCGAGCAACTTTTGCAGTGCCTTGCTTGCCGCACCACTTACAATTGAAAGCCAACTCAGGATAAACCTTTGGCTTACTCCAAGCTTTTGCCAAAGACTCAGCGACATGCTTCTTATGCCAAGCCACACCTTCTGCTGAACTGTGCCATTTAGCGGCCTTACCCCTGATGCTTTCGAGGTGGCGTAGTTGCCTGTCTGATTTATTCCGTGCGGATAGCTCTGCTTTGTGCTCGTCCCTATGTTGTCTTGCTGGCAAACACTTGAGGTTTGCGATATCGTTGTTACCTGTGTCCCCGTCAATGTGGTGGACATGGTGGCCGGCTGGGATGACGCCGTTGTGGTGAATCCAGACATCCCTGTGAAGCCTTGCGCCAGACCTTGAAAAGTATCGGCGATGTGCCGCGCTGCTGCTTTCAGGGTAACGGTTATACCTTTTACCATTGAAGACAACTGTTTCGACAGCCACACCTTCTTTGCTTTTGAATACCATGATTCCTCCTGTTGATACGTATACACAGTATCTACGCTTGGTATCAGCTTGTCAATGTGTATCCATCCAGTGTTTGTCATCACGTTGTGGTTTCCAGTGCCGTACAACTTAGCGCCAGCATCAACCTCCCATATCTCTTTGACGCCGTTACTGAACACAGCCGTTACAGGCTGCGAACCATCGGGTGTAGCTACAATGTCGCCCACAACTACTGCGTCAATGCGTTTCGTTGTGCCGTCAGCCATTTGAATCAAAGTCTCGCCAACTAGGCACGCGTCCACATAATCATCGTGCGTGGCCTCTGGGAAGCTGCAGATCTGGCTGACAAACCCCTCTGCCCAGTCGCGCACGAAGCCCTTACGGACGCCACTCTCAGGGATCCAGACACGGCCCCTGGCTATGATGTTGGAGACAATGTTGAGCCGCTGCATCTTATCAGCGCGGCCAGGGTTGTAGGCGCGGACCGGCAGGTGGGCTCGTTGCAGGTCTTGTATAAGACTGATGCCGGCGCTCTTGTCCTCAACTAGGATCAGGTCAACCCGCTTCTTTTCTTTACCCTCACCGAATATCGTGTCGTACTCGTCGATGACTTTAGGACGTAGGTCTGGGTACTGCAGCCGGTCCTGCCAGGCGTCGATCACCATCACGGACATTGGACCGTCCAGCGGTTTAAACATGCCGAAGGTTATGCAGGCCGTCGGGTCGTTGACCGTCTTCTCTGTGTAGGCGCAGTCGTAGCTCTGAATGATGTACTCGAATTTGGGAAACTCACGGCCGTTTGGCCAGAGCTTGAACATCTCCCGCTTAACGATACCCGACTCCTCGGGATCCAGGATCTCGGCGTAGATCTCCTGCCGGCCAAGCTTCGTCCCCTCGTACTGCATGATCTGCTTCTGGAAGTTACTCGACAGGTTCGCTATGTTGTCGTAGGTTGATGCCGTTGTAACAACAACGTCGTCACCGTCACGGCCAATCAGGTCGATGATCAAGTCCTTCGGCCGCGGGGTCGTTGTGCAGATCAGCCTGGTATGCTTACCGAGTCGGACGCTAAAGTTGATCTGGTCCCATGCGGCGTCGAGGTAATCCCAGGCCGCCAGCTCGTCGCACCAGCCGCCGTGGAACTGTGGGCCGCGGAAGCGCTCAGGCTCACTCGCTGGGATCCCCTTGATGAGGGATCCGTTAATGAGCGTGATCTCGTGGAAGGCGCGGTTGTAGTCTTTAATGAGGATCGGGGGGATCACCGACATCAGGCCGCTATCCCCCTCAAAGCAGGTAGCCCTGACGTCAGCGCTCGTAGGCGCCCCGACTAACCATCTAGTGTTAGGTTCGGTCCAGGCCCACCAGGCAAGCTGCTCAGCCGCCGTGCGGGTCTTGCCGGCACCTCTCCCCGCCAATAAAAGCCAAACACTCCACCAGTCGCCGGTAGGTAATATCTGATGCCTGTGCGCCTTAGACAGCCACTGCATCCTCCAGCCATACGCCGCCCGTTGTGCCGGGGGCATTGCCATGAACTGACGACGAACCGTCTCGTCTTTCAGTATCTCGGCTAGGTCACTCATTTTTTCGGCTTCTGCAGTTGCTTCTGTAGCGCCATATTCTCTAGAACGCTATCGAAGACCTCAGTCCCCACCGTGACTGCTAATGGGTTATCCTTGTCACCACCGACCTTCAAGGCATCGCCGTACTTCTTTGGCTTGAGCTTGCTGGCTACCCACTTCCTGGCGTCAACGCGGTTCCGCTGCCAGGTTACCCAGCCAGAATCGGTGCGGCTAATCCCCTTCTCGTCAGTCACAGAGTCGGGCGTCTCATCAGCAATAGCTAGGATCTCGTCAGCTAAAGTGTCAGCCTGCTCCTCCCGTGCACGCGTATATTGCTCTGAAAAATCTGGCTTTTGTAGCAACCACAGGTACACCGAGCTCTGCGTCGGCATCCCCTCGTCCTTTGTAATGCTACGCAGCGACTCGCCGTTACTGATCCTAATTAGGATACTCGCAGCTAGTTCAGCGTTGTATATGCTGGGTCTTCCCATCTTGGCCATAGTGTGCTCCTTTGGTCGCAGTGTACTTACGCTTCTGGGGCTTGTCTATCTTCTATCCCGTGATGGGCTTCGATAGCTCGGGCGAACATGATAGGGAATATTTCCGGCGGGTAGGCTGCGAAGGTCTTCCAGGCTTCCATTGCGGCTATGTCGTATAGCTCTTGGATCTGGGCTTCTGTGAGTGGTTTCATCTCTTTCCCTTGTGAAGGTAATCGTTACTAGGCTCGGGCCTCCACCGTCACCTTTGGCTTGATCGTTAGTATCTTCCGGCCTGCGAAGGTCTCTATCGGCGCTAGGATGAAGCACTCTCGTGTCCCGCCCTGCTCCTTGTACGCCTTCACCGCTTCCCGTGCTGATTCTAACGTGGCATGGACCTTCTTAGGTCTTGCCATCCCTGCAACATACATCATATAAAAAGTGGCCATAAAAGTCCCATAGTTTACCCAAGGGTGATTAGCCAACCTCTTGCGAAGCCTAGCTAGTCTACCCTGCCCAACTAAGAGATCCTGTCTCATAGTCTAGCAACCCAAGATGGCAGCGATTCATCGATAAGAGGTTTGTCTCACCACTTGCCCTCTTATCTTGCGAAGTCCCTCACTGACAGGCTTCTCGGCTTGCTCCGGGGTGAATCGGCAGCCGGTGATTCTCGGGTTCAGTCCATGCAGACCATTACTAACGCGCCCTGACGGGTACGCGGCTCCAATAAAAAAGCCCTGATAAGTAGGCTTTAGGCTTGGTTTGCCGCCTATGAGAGTGTGCAATACCACATTCTCGAAGCTTTTGACGAAGCCTGCCTTATCAGGGCATTCTCTCGTTGTATTGAACTACTGTTCGGCACCACCCAAACAGATGTGTGAATAATAATTGCCCAGACTAATACTGTCAAGTCCCCCGTCTTTCCGGGGTGTCAGGCCTGGCGAAACCGACCAAGGCAAACTCCAGACCACCGGTAGCCTTCAAGGCTCCCTTGTAGGATGCCTTGTAGGTTAAAGTAATGCAGCCAGTAGAAACAGCAGCACAATTGATATTGTTGCCACTACAACCTCCCACGGCTTAGGTTTGATTGTATCACTCGTCTTCATCATTTGTCTCCTTCGATGCCTTGTCAATGAGCCCCCTAATTTCGTCAATGCTCAAGTTCGTCGCGTCATAAATACTCAGGATGTGGGTTGGGTTAACAATTGCGTTACGGTGCCTAATCTTGCTAATCGTAGAACGTGGCATATCTAACAGCTCTACTAGGTCCCGGTCGCCATCTGCCCAACGGTTCTCAATCAAATAGTCCAGCAGTGCATGACGCTTCATAGTTTTTTACCTTACAATTAATTTACTAGGTAGTTAATTGGTCTGGCTACCTAGTGGTCACAGGGAAACCGGCCTGAGGCTAGGCCGTTAGTACCCGTTCTTATCCTTTAGCGCATTATCAATCCACTCATCTAACAGGTCATGCAACTGCTTACGGTGCATCCCCCCGACTGTGCTGTCTATAGTCTTCAGCGGGTTTGTCAGGTCTATTGCAAACGCTTTTCCAGTTTTGACTTTGTACTCGTCATCCACTCTGGTGACTTCATAAATAAGCCCGTCCCGACAGATGCTGCATATATTTTTATCCACTGTTCTTCTCCTTTAGCTTGGCTTCAATGGCGCGAGAAAAAGACAATTTATCTTTCCATGCTGCGTCAATATCTTCATCCGTCAGCCCCTGCCATTCGCGTTCAGGCTGCGCTAGTGCTGCGCGTAGTTTTAAAATCGCTTCAACGCAATCAATTCCATCTTCATCGCGCACATCAATAAGATTATCAAGCGCAAGCTGCATTACTTCTTTGTCAGTCATGAGTTCCTTCCCCTTATCTCAACCATAGCCTCGTCAAGGGCATTCTGAAGAACATCTTTCTCATCTTGCGTCATGGCCACCCCTCTTGCGCGGATAGCTGCGGCACAATCCTCTGCATCGGGCGGCCTAAAATCACTTTTATCTTCAGAGTCCAACCATTTGTTCCACATTTGAAAACACAACTTCGCACATTCTTCGCGCTCTTCTGCTGCAACGTCATACTCATAAGCAGTCCAATACGCCGCACCGTGCGCTTGACGCTGGCGCTCTGCTGTTAATACTAACGCTGTAAACAACTCTAGTGATTGCCATTGATCCTCTGTCGCGTCGCAGCCTGGCGGCATAACCCCAGCGTCCTGGGCCCACTTAACAATGTTATTTCGCGTCATTCTTATCCCCCCTCATTCTGATTTCTTCTGCAGCAGACTCAAAGGCCGCCGCTACCGTCTCGCTGTGCCATTTAGCTAGGGCCTCGCATAGCTTCGCGCAGGCCTCACGCTCAGCCTTAACGCTGGCCTCAATTGCTAGTTGGATAATGTCTTTAGAGGCTGTCATGGTCCCTCCCACGAATGGCGTCAGCAAGGTTCCCGTAAGCAACGCGCATCTGCTTACTCGGGGCGTAGTCAAAGTAATGGTCAGCCATCCGCGCACAATCATCCCGCTCAACCTCAACACCAACCTCAAACCCCTGGTTGTAGGCCTCCAGCCAGATCGTTGCCTGCTCTAGGCTGTACTCAGCAGGCGCGTCCTCTAACGTTACTCGTTTCATACTGCCTCCCCTGCCCTGGCGTGTTCTAAGGCCGTTTTAAGGCTCTCTACGCCCTCCATGAACCCCTGATGGTAGAACGACTGCGAAAGGGCTAGAAGGCGTCCTAAGCGGATCTCGTCGGTCTCTGGATTAAAGCCAAGCTGTATGGCTTTTTTGTAGACGTCGTCCGGGCTAATGCTCATAGCTCCTCCACCGTGATCCGGTACTTCTTACCGTTCATGTCCGTCACTTCCAACGTCTTAGCGGTGCCCAGGAACTCGCCGTTCGGGCCCAGGTCGTAGCCAATCGGGCCAACCGTGTCGATGTGCGCTAGGTCGTCATGCGGCAGCAGGTTAGTCTTAATGATAGTAATAATGTAATCACAATAAGCCAGCATCTTAGTTCTCCCAAAGGTTAGCAATGATCATCTCTTCGATATCCGCAACTTTTTTGATATCCATTAGCTCTTCCAGCTCAGGCGCCGGCGTGCCGTCGAGGTGCAGCAAACCGAATTCGACTTCGGTGAAGCCGCGGTAGTCCATGTCGCTGTCTGTGCAGCTACGGTCCGCAGGTTGATGATGGAAGTGGGTAACGTTGACTAAGCACTCGATGTCGCCCCAGGCGCCGCGGACAAAGTACTCTAGGTAAGGATGCTGTTTCATGGTCGGTTCTCCTATCAGTTATGAAGTACTACATGCGTAGTGTAACATCGAATTAAACAATTAGGCTATCTTTATTTACTATTTTTTGAGGCGCCTTACCTGCCAGCTCTAGGTGTTCCAGCAGGGTATGCACCGGGCCATCCTCGGCCCCTTCATACCAGTGCATTTTGACGATCATGCCGTCGATTGCTGTAATAAACCCCCGGCAGTGGGCCAGGCGTGGCAACTTCTTGTTGAACTTGACGTGCTGTCCGACTTTCATTCGGCCTCCCTTTTGCTGAACTCAGCCTTAATCCTCATCCGGAATAAATAGGCAGTTGCCTCTCCAGCGTCGATAAAATCAGTATTTAACGCGCTATTAAT